AACTTTCTTCCCGCAAACTGTGGCTTGCCATCGCCGGCTTTGTGTCCGGCATTATGCTTGCTCTGAAAGTTGACAGTGAAACTGTCGAAACGGTCTCTGGCCTGATCATGAGTGGCGCAAGTATAATTGCTTACATCATTGCGGAAGGGCTTGTAGATAGTGCCGGGGCAACGAGCATTGAAAAAGAAAATACGGTTCACTACGTAAACGAATCGAAACCGCCCGAACAGGGTCCGGAAGATTGACGGCAAAAAACGAACCTGTTATACTGTGTAAAAACGCACAGGGGGCAGAAACATGAAAACAAACGAAAAAGAAACGGTACGTGAAGCTGAACTGCAAACCGAAACCGACATTAACGGATACCCGTTTGAGCGTGTATTGTGGCGCATGGACAGAACCATCAAACGGCTTTGGATTGCCCTTTTGATTGTGTTCATTACACTTGTTGGGACAAACGTTGGATGGCTAATTTATGAAGCGCAATTTCAGGAAGAAATGTATACGTATGAAATCCAACAAGACTCGGGTGAGGGTGGTCAGAACACGTACACCGACAACGTTGTAACATTGGGCGGTGATTACAATGGCGAAGCAAACGATAAAAGTGGTGATTAAAAGGCGGACGCTGAAGACCGGCGGAAACTCGGGATATGTAAAGTGCGGCGCTTGCAATGGAACGGGGCGTGTTAAAAAATGATCAAAGTGCCGCAGAACGTATCCAAAGATATGATGGCAGAAGCCATCGAACAATGGATTATTGGGCCGCGATGCAAAACCAAGAAGGCTATCTTCACGGAGTACATGCTTGTTGGCTCAACGTTTGAAGAAATATCAGAGAAATTCAATTATTCTTCGCGGCACGTACAAAGCATTATTCACGAATGTGAAAACAGAATTTTCCCGCACTTGCCCGGCTAAGACCGGGCTTTTTTATTTTTGGAAACTTCCTGTTTTCTTCATGAAAACTGAATAAACAGCACATGAAACTTGCCTGTTCACTTCCTCGTGAACGGGCTTTCTTTTTGCGAAAATATTCACAGAAGGAGGCGCTTTATGGGCGAATTTATTACCAGAATGATGAAATGCGGAATACCGGAAATAACAGCAATATGCGTAGCAAACGAGTTCAAGCGGCGCGGAAGGATGAAAGGTTTGCTTGCTTATATTTTGCTCATAGAAAGCCAATGTTCATAAAAACGAACGCAAACCCAAAACAAAAGCGCGTCGGTGACTGCGTTGTCCGCGCCATCTCAACAGCAACCGGCCAGACGTGGCGGGAAGTCTACATGGACTTAGCTCTTGTCGGATATGACGAGGCCGACATGATGTCGAGCAACGACGTGTGGGGACTGTACCTATATCTGCTCGGGTTTGACCCGTTCATTCTGCCGGAAGCCTGCCCGAAATGCGTAACCATAGCTGAATTTGCCAAGCGCTTTCCGCGCGGAAGGTACATCGTCGGAACAGGCAATCACGCCGTCGCAGTCATCAACGGGAACTACTTTGACACCTTCGATAGTGGCCCGCTCGTCCCATCATATTTCTTTGAAGTTCATTAAGGAGGAAGAAAAATGGCTTACAACGGTTTCCCTACCTATGGCAACTACTCCGCTTATCCGAGCAACAGTTATCAGCAACAGTATTCACAAGCAGCACAGCCGCAATATCAGCAGCCGCAGATGAGTTACGCACAGCCGCAACAGGCCCGCGTCGGCATCGAATGGGTTGACGGTGAAGTGGGCGCGAAGGCGTTTCAGCTTCCGGTTGGTTGGCCTGTCAATGCCCCGATGCCTCTGTGGGACACGAACGATACAGTGATCTATCTCAAATCCATTAACCAGATGGGCATGCCGAACCCGTTGCAGAAGGTGCGCTACACGATGGAAGAACAGCCAAAAATGTCCGCTGCGATGTCCAGTCAGGCCGCGCTTCCATCCGGTGACATGAACGGACAGGGTGTGTCTATACCCGACATGAGCGAATACGTGCGCAAAGACGAGCTTGAGCAGATGAAGGAAGAACTGAAAGCCGCCATCACGTCCGTCGGCAACAATGCCACAACGGAAACGAAAGGAGCGCGTGCGAATGGGAAATCCGCTGTTTAACGCCATTATGGGCGGCTCTGGCACCGCAAAGGAACAGACCAAGCAGAATATCGGGCAAGCGCAAAATACGGCCCAGAACGCGCAAAAGATGCCGCAAATGAACATGCAAGATGCCATGCGCGAATTGCAACAGCATCCGGCACAACTGATGAAACAAGCCGGGTTCAACGTGCCAGATGAAATTGCAAACAACCCGCAAGCATCCGTGATGCACCTGATTCAGTCCGGTCAGGTCGGCGGGCCGATGATGAGAAGGATTCAGCCCATGCTGAACATGCTGATGGGAAGACGGTAAGGAGAAAACAATCCGCTCAGTGCGCAGGGGCGGTTTGTAAATAAACTTTGAAAGGAAACGATCAAGATGACAGATACAAGCGGAACGAACATGTATATGCCGGTCGCACCTGCCTATGGTTATGGTGGCGGCAACGGCGGCTTTGGCTTTGGTGACGGGAACGGTTGGTGGCTCATTCTTCTTCTGCTCGTTTGCGGAAACGGCCTTTGGGGCGGCTTCGGTGGCGGCATGGGCGGCATGATGTGGCCTATGATGATGGGCGGAATGGGTGGAGGCTTCGGCCTTGACTACCTGTATCCGTGGCTAAACAACAGCGAACACATCAGCGACGGTTTCCGCGACCAGCAGATTCAGTCCAGCATTACCGGTCTTCAGAACAGCGTGACTTCCGGATTCGGTGACGTGCAGCTTGGCATCGCCGGCGTGAACCAGAACATCTGCCAGACCGGGAACGCCATCCAGAACGCGCTTTGCCAGGGCTTTGCCGGGACTACTGCCGCTGTGACTGCCGCGCAGAACGGAATCGCGCAGCAGCTTTACAGCAACGAAATTGCGAGCCTAAACCGCTCCTTCGCGGAACAGACTGCCAACACCGCAGGCTTCACCGCGACTAACACTGGCATTGCGGATCTGAAATACACCGTGGCGACCGAGAATTGTGCCGACAGGACTGCCGCCGCGCAGAACACCCGCGACATCATTGACGCCCAGACCCGTGGCACGCAGGCCATCCTTGACAAGCTTTGCGCTCTGGAACTGGACGGCGTTAAAGGTCAGCTTGCACAGGCACAGCGCGAGAACGTTGGCTTGCAGAATCAGCTTAACATGGCGGCGCTCCGCGAAAGCCAGACCGCGCAGAATGCGTTCATTTCTCAGGGTTTTGCCAATGAAGTTGACGCTCTGTACAACCGCCTGAACAGCTGCCCGGTCCCGACCACTCCCGTGTACGGCAGGACGCCTATCTTCACTTGCGGCAGTCAGAACGTTGGCTGTGGGTGCGGTGGATACAACGGCTTCGCTAACTGAATGAGGTGATCGCATGGCAAGGTATTTAACATCTACAGACGCGAACGTTGCCCTGAATGGTACGTTCCCGTTTGACATTGTTTCTATCCCTTGCAGTAAGGGCTGTGTTATCCCGCTTGCAACAGGGATTCTTACTTTGCGCGGCAGCAACACCAACGGTTTTGCGCGGTATGACGTAACGGTGCAGGGAAACGTGTCTATCCCTACTGGCGGCGCTGTAACGCCTATCGGCGTGGCAATCACGCTGAACGGCGTTGCCATCCCGGATAGCGTTGCGATTCTCACCCCGACAGCGGTTGATGAAGTATGGCACTTCAACACTTCCACGAAGGTAACGGTTCCGTGCGGGTGCTGTGTTTCCGTTTCCGCCGCCTACGTAGACGGAACGGAAGATGACGCTTCTGTAATGCCTACGCCGTCCATCACTGTCAGGCGGTTGGCTTCCATCGACGTTACCCGTGTAGCCTGATAGGAAGGAGGAAACGAAAATGGCAGAACGTTATGAACACTTGGAAAAAGCCATGTGCAAGGAACTGGAAAAACTGGATAAGAAGTACACTGCTGATGTGGAAATGTCCGAACAGGACGCGGAACGGGCGCGGAAACTGTACCACGCGCTGAAATCCGCCGAAACCTACCACGCCATGAAGGACGCGGAAGAATGGGACGATGATGGCGAGGAAGGCTACAGCGAAGCCCGCGGAATGCGCCGTGGTGGACGATCCTACCGTCGTGGACGCGACATGCGCACGGGACGATACATGAGCCGTGGCATGGACGAACCCGGCTACTCCGGGCACTATCCGATGGAATACATCGACCCTATGTACTGGGAACGTCGCTATTGATAAGGTTTGCACGTCAGA